GATTTCAGATCCGGAAGCTAATGCCATCGGAAGTGGATTCGAGATGTTGCCGATTTCGTATCCGGCCGGCAAAGCGGCCAGAATGCTGATGATGAGCTGTTCGATGTTGTCGAGTGAAGCAGCGTTGGAGTAGGAAGTCACGCCGACGGCAATGATCAGATTGACCTTTGTCCGGACGGTGTTCTTAGTAAAGACTTCGATTTCAAGATACGGATTCGCTGGCATAACTGCTGCAAATGGCACGATTGGACTTTCAGGAATCGAGTCATAAACATTGGCCGTGATTGACGCCAGCTGAGTCTTTAAAAGGCCGCGCACATCGACGGCTATTGAACTGGCTGTCATTGGACGATTGTTTCGACGTCAAGATACGGCTGAAGCAGCGAAGACACTCTGTTCATGAGACTTCTGCCCATTCTGTATGGCGTGCCGCTAAAGTCCACGCCCTCGATCTGGCCACCGGCTGCTGTGCGGCTTTGGAAGATTTCGATGGATACGGCGTACATCGCGCTCTCGATAGCCGGAGTCGATGCGTACAAAGTGGCCGCTGAGTATCCGGACAAAGTAGCTGTGCCGTTAGGAATAATCGGACGGACGGTGACGTCTGCGCTTGTAAGAGCAGCTGTGAAATAAAAGTCAGATACTTTGACGACTGTGTGAGTCGCTGAAAAAGGCGCTGGAAGTCCGGCAACAATCACGGATTGGCCAGCGACAAAGTTGTGTGCGCGTGATGTGTAGAAATAAGCGACATTCGCTTCGAGCTTGTAATAGTCCACGGCGACTTGATTTTGTGTAAGAAGCGGCAAGATTACATTTTCTGCCGAATCGATTATCTGGTCAAGATACGAATCAGAGTACAGAGATGAACTCACGCCAAGAACGGATCTGAGCTGCGTGGCTGTGATTATAGCTGGCATGAGTTCATCTCTTTCTACTGCTCGGCCGCCTTCGGGAGCGACGACGGCCGATGATTAGTTATGGCGATTAAGCCTTGTTATTCTTGAAAGCGCCTGCCGCAATCTTGGTGGCAATTGCTCCGAAGGAATATACGCCGACAGTGATTGAACCGTCTGCTGTTGATTCAGCGCGTAGTTGGTAGTTAGTTCCCTCGTACCATGTATAAGCATCTGGATTCACGATGAGCAGTGTGCCATCGCCATCTCCGGCGTTTGTTGGATCGACATATAAATTCAATCCGGCGACATTTCCTGTCAAACTTGTTGGCACAGCCACACCAGCTTGATTCATTGGATTTGTTACCTGTGAATAAATTGGACGCCCAGCGTCATTTAGTGTCATCAAGTTGCTCCATTGTCCAGTCGATGCAATCAAGTTGCGAGCGAATGGATTTGGAAGTCCAGCTGTTGCGCCATAGACGCTTGCTGCACCGCGACCGACGATTCCAAGGAGTTCAGCAGCCGTTGGATATGTTGCCACTGTTGTCGCATCGAGTGATGCGCCTGAAATTAATGCTGCGTTCACTGTTGCGTTTTGTTGCTTCGCCATGGCTGCAACCATATTACGAAGAAGCTCATCATAAAATTGTGGCGATGTTCTTGTCAGAAGTTCTACTGAGAATTTCTGCTGCCCGGCGAACTTCTGGACACTTACTGAAATGAATGCAGAGTTTTGATCGGTATCTGTGAACTCTCCGTCTTCTGCAACCACACCAACCGCAGGGGCTTGTGTAATTTTTGGAATTTCGAAGGTCATGCCCGCGTCCGGCAAAGTGCCGCGTGAGATTGCGTCGATTGATGGACGGATTGTTGTGGATAATCCATTCACAACTTCTGCAAGCTGGCGTGTAGGTACAAGGCCAGCGTTGTCGGTTGTGTTGTCAGCTGCTAGAACATACTGACGAGCATCTTCGTCTCCCATTGATGCTTTGATTTTGTTTTCAAGATAGCGTGATGTGCTGATCTCGATGCGTGGCTTTGAGTATGCGACTGGCTTGCTTGTCGCTGTTACTGACTGAGCGGCTTCGACCGTCTCCACGGCTGAAGCGTCTGTGACGGTGTTTTCCACTTCGTCTTCTCCTTCTGTTGGTGTTGCCTCTGTCTCCACGGTGGAGTCAGAATCTTCTGTGGCTTCTTCTTCGCCTTCTGCCGCTGCGACGCGTTCAACGCGAGCTGAGCGGACTGCCGGTTCAGTGACCAAAGCGACGCCGGTCAGTTCACCAGCCAAGACGCGCATTGTGCCGTCTTTTTCCATGACGTAATCATCGACTGCTAATTCAATCGAGAAGCCGTCACGTAATCCGTCCATTGCTTCCGCAATAGCGTCAGAGCCCGCTGTCGTATTTGAAATCTTGAAGCTTGCATCGATTGAATTCTCATTGAGAGTCATGTCGAGAGTCTTGCCGATTGGTCGAGTGCGATCGTGCTCAAGATTGAGTTTGACCGGTGATGGCTTGATTGATCCCTTAGCAAAGACGACCTTGCCAGTCGATGCGTTGGCTGGTTCTTCAAATGCGACGATACGACCGCTGATGGTTCGAGACTCTGAATCCGCAGCAGTGATTGTCATCGGTGTTGTTAGCTTCATAGCAGCATGTCTTCTTCCTCGCGTATTTCTTCGACACTCATTGCGCCGATTCTGTTGAGTATTTCGTACACTTGCGCGCGCTCATGTGGATTGCCACGCAAGAAGTCGTCTAGGTCGAATTTCACTTCGCTGCCTAAACTGGTGAAATCTTGGAAACTTAATCTTTGTTCGATGATGCTCATGTAATTTCTAAAAGCGAAGTCCACAAGATCGCGCCTTTTATCGAGCGCGTTCGAGTAGGTAAAGCTGGACTGTTGTGAATCCGTAAAGTAGGCAGGGATGCCACAGGCTCGGCTTAATTCAAGCGAGACGTAATTGCGACCTTCATTCAGCTGGATGGATTTAGGATCGAAGCCAAGTGTCTCCATTGATACGTCTGCATTGAGATACACGACTGACTTCTTGCGACGTGCTCCAAATGCTGCGAGAAGTTTCGCAATGCGATCTGCTGGAAGCGATGTACCAGTGGATTTCAAGATCATTTGTGGAATTGGATCGACAGCAAAATCCATCGCCGCTTTTTCGAGCGCCGCCGCTGCGCGGATAGTGCGGCCGGCTCTTGAAAGCAGACCTTCATCATTTCCGGCGAAGACTACTAAATCATTTGGATCGACGTACATTCCATCGATGGAATAGAAGTTCACTTCGTATCCCATTCCATCAGTTGTAATGGTTACGCGCTCCGGTGCGATTCTTTCCATTGCGCGAATCTTTCCTGTGTCTGCATAACGCTCCATAACGCGCGCGAATGCGTATGGATGAAAGAATAAATCTGAAATCATCCAGCTCCAAAATACAGAGCCGGGAATTCTAGGATCAGGCTGATTAATAACGCGTGGCTGTGTAACTTTTTCGCCAGTTGCCACGTTGCGCGTTTCCATTGGAAGCGATGCGATTGTCTGCATAACTGATAACGCGCGCGCGATTGTTGGAATGCTCATAGCTTCTGCGCGTGTAGCTTGTGCGATTCCTGAAAAGAAAATCGATGATGTTTCCGCGTAATACGGAGCGACGCCAGCTTCTACATCGCTGGTGTTTTGTGGCGCGTTAGTTTTCAAAGGTAAGAAAGCGTCGAAGAATCCCATGCCGCAATTCTAGGCGAGCGCGTACCACTAACCGACCATGATGTCCAGATCCGTCTCAGGTCGTGTCGCAAAGTGTGAACAGAGAGCTGCGGCCACAGCAGCGCACACAGTCGCCTGTGACGCGCGCCTTCCAATGACCCAGCCGCCATCGCCATAATTTAATCTTGTCGCTGATAAGATTTGCTTGGATAACTCCGCCTGATTTCTGTGGACGAATCGCTTGGACGTAACACTGCCCAGAAGCTCGTCGCAGCTTTGCGAATATTCACTTCCGTCGATAGCCACAATCCGGATTCCGGCTGGCTGGAGTCTTGCGGCCACGGCGGACGACGTGCGCTTGGAATAAGCCACGCATTCCGTCGGATACATCCGCGTATAAGGCGCGATGTCATTGGCCACGGCTAGATCGTCGAGATTGATTGGATTTTGCCAAGTGTGGAGAAGCTTGACCAA